GTAATGCACTACTACCAATTCAACATTGGGGACTATGCGTCCCACACACGTCATTTGTCTTTGCTTGAAGACTTGGCATACAGACGAATCCTTGAACTTTATTACTTGCATGAACGTCCGTTGATCGACTGTTCAACAACTGTTGCACGTCTGATTGGCATGTCAGAACATCATGATGCTGTAGATACAGTTCTCACTGAGTTTTTTGAACATGTTGATGGCTTGTATGTAAATACTAGAGTTGACAAAGAAATAGCACATTACCATTCAAAAATTGAACAAGCGTCACGCGCTGGTAAAGCATCCGCTGAACGCAGGTCCAACGTCCGTTCAACTGACGTTCAACCAACCAATAACCAAGAACCAATAACCATAAACCAAGAATCAAAGAAGAAGGCAACTAGCGTTGCTTGCCCTCAAGGTGTTGGTGAAGAAGTTTGGCAAGACTGGTTGCAACTGCGCAAAGCCAAGAAAGCACCTGTCACACAGACTGTCATTAACTCAGCAACAAAAGAAGCTGAGAAGGCTGGCATAAGCCTGAACGCATTCCTGACAATCTGGTGTGCAAGAGGTTCTCAGGGTTTGCAAGCTGAGTGGCTAAAGCCAAACGAGCGCCAGCCTATGGTCAACAGGTTTGATGTAGCGAACGTCACTACACCACCACCGCCAAACCAAGACGCTGCTTTGCGAAAGATTGAGGCAGACCGCAAGAATGCTGTACCTCCATCATTGGAGACATTGGCTAAGTTGGCTGAGTTGCGAAAGAGTGTGGCATGAGAGTGCTGCCAATTAAGTCATCAGAGACAGAGCCTTGGTTGCTTGAGAAGCATTACGCAAAAAGAATGTGTCCGATTAGCTATGCCTTTGGAATCTATGACGACAACAAGCTGGTTGGTGTTGTGACATACGGAACACCTGCAAGTAGCGGATTGAGGTCTGGCATCTGTGGTGATGAGTACACACTAAACGTGATTGAGTTAAACAGGCTTTGTTGCGATAACAGGCCAAATGTTGCTTCAATGCTTGTAGGTCGATCATTGGCAATGCTTCCAAAACCATCAATAGTTGTTTCTTATGCAGACACTGAGCAAGGTCATGTTGGATATGTCTATCAAGCGACAAACTTTATATACACAGGATTAAGTGAAAAAAGAACAGACTGGAAGCTGAAAGGCATGGAGCATCTTCATGGCGCTACTGTTGCCGACATGAGCCGTGGACAAGAAAACCGCGCTCAGTGGATGAGAGACAAGTTTGGTGATGATTTCTATTTGAAGGACAGGCCTAGAAAACACAGGTATGTGTTCTTTGTTGGCAGTAAACATCAAAAAAAGGCAATGTTGAACAGCTTGAAGTATCAAATGCATCCATACCCCAAGGGTGACAGCAAACGATACGACTCTGGCGGCTCTGTTGCAACTCAAGAGGTATTGTTTTTATGACAAAAGAAGATGCAATGACACTGCTGGACCATGTAAAGAATGGCTATCCAGCAACGATAGCAAAGATCAACGAAGCATTACTTAAGACTGGCGACATAGATTTGTTTGTTGGACGTATGCAACACAACAGAATTTATTCAGGCCAAGAGTTAAAGGTTGATGAACAAGCGGTAGGATGTTTATCCCATGCAATCAAGTACTGGGCAGCAGACAGAAAGGCGTAAATGAGAAAGAAACGAGCAGATGCATCAAACCCTATTGCAAGGGCATACGGCATCAAGAAAATGAAGGAAGCAGTAGTCAGCCATCGGATATCAATCTTCATGATGCAAGATGGTGAAGATGCAGAGAGTGCAACAGTTGCAACATCACTACCAGTTTTTGCAATGATGTATTGCTTAGAAGAGCTTAAAGAAGAAGAGTCAATTGATTACAGGAAGTTAAAAAGTGCAGTTAATGTCTTACTCGAATGTTCAGGAAGCGGCTTCAAATGGAAGCGAGATTACGCAATCACACTCGACAACGCTTTGGGGATCGCTCAAGATCGATGGGGAAAAATACCTCAAGAGCTGCTTGGTCGGGCAGTCAACTATTTATCTCACGGATTTAATCAATCGCACAGTTCAGGACGGTGAGTGTCTGTTGTGGACTGGGCCATCAAATGGCTCAGGCTATCCGATGGTCAGCATCAAGCGCAAGAACAAGCCATTGAGAACCATCATGGCTGTGCTTTTCCAGCGCAATAAGACAGCAAAGCAAGTTATCACAACAACGTGCGGCAACAAAAGATGTATCCATCCTGACCACTTGCGTGTTGTTGCAAAGAAGTCTGTGTTCAAGATTGCAACATCAGACTACAAGAGTCCTATTCGCAGTGCCAAGCTGAGTGCTTATGCAAGAGCCAACAGAGCCAAGCTGAACATTGAGCAAGCCAGAGAGATCCGTTTATCAGACAAGACGCACAGAGAGCTGGCGCTGGAGTATGGAGTCAACAAGGCCACGATTGGAAACATCAAGGCTGGCAGGACATGGAAAGAGACAGGAAACCTTTGGAGGGGTCTATGAGTCACAACTTAGATGCAACAGTATTTGTCTACATGCTGAAAGAAACAGGTCAAATCAAGTGCGAATACTTGGACAAAGCAAAAGAGTTTGAAAATGATCCAGATTGGGAACACATGGCAACGCTAGAGCCACGTATGTGGATTGAACACAACTGGCAAAAAGTTCAGGAGAGCAAGCATGACACAAGATGAAATCATTGAGATGGCTAGACAGGCTGGATTTATGCTGGTTACTGATTCACAGGAAGGCCAAAGCGATTGGTATGAATGTTTTACAGAAGAAATTGAAATCTTTGCCAAACTGGTAGCAGCTAAAGAACGTAAGGCGTGTGCAGACTTGTGCGCGACATGGTATGACCCAATGTGGCCTGAACACGATCAAGCAGGGAATGAGCTTGCAAAATCAATCCGAGCAAGAGGTGAAGCATGATGTACTTAGGAATTGATCCAGGTTACACAGGCGCTTGGGGTCTGATTGATCACAATGGAAAATACCAGTCTTGTGGAGACATGATTCACAACGAGAAGCACATTCTTTCTCGAATGGTGTGGGCAGAAATGTGCCAAGCCATTGACCGACAAGACGTGGAAATCATTCTTGAGTCAGTGCATTCGATGCCAGGCCAAGGTGTGAGTTCCAGTTTTAAGTTTGGAATGGCATTTGGAGCTGCCATAGCGATCATTGAGCGCTTTAATTGCACATGGCATCTGGTTACCCCTCAGAAGTGGAAAAAGGCGCTACAGCTTGATTCAGACAAAAACAAGTCTTTGGAGTTGGCAAGGGAACTTTGGCCTAACGCACCACTGTCGCGTAAAAAAGACAATGGACGTGCTGAGGCGTTGCTTTTGGCTGAATATTTAAGGCGAGAGCAAATAGACCTTTGATTTCTGAGCTACAATTTCAAACATGAATAAACGTGGCGGCAAAAGACAAGGTGCAGGACGCAAGAAGATCGGTGGTCAATCACGGGTCATTCGGGCAAGGGTTGCAGAAGTTACCGAACAGGCATTGATGCTTGCAGGTAATGGCAACCTGTCTGAAGGAATCAGGCGCTTGGCAGACAAGCACTGGCGGTTAATACATGGTTCATTAAAGGTAGATCAAGATGCAGGAAATAGACCCAAACAAAGCAATTCAATTCCTAATAGACACAGCCCCGAAGTACGCAAAAGCGAAGGGGACACGGATTCGATTGGAGGAGTTCAGGAAGTCCAAGAAGGCTGCACTGATGAACGAAGCTCCAACTGAGGTGCTTGGCAAACAAGAGACGTATGCATATTCGCATCCAGACTACATGGACTTGTTGACAGCAATAGGACACGCAGTAGCAGAAGAAGAGGAGTGCCGATGGATGATGATTGCAGCACAGGCACGAATCGAAGTCTGGAAGACAAATCAGTACAACACGAGAGCAGAGTTAAAAGCGTTAAATTAAACAGGAGTGAATGATGAGAGAGCTGACATTTGAAGAATTTTGTGCATTGCCAATGGAACTTGGTATGCACATATCTGGTGACAAAGAGCACTACTTGCACCGCTACAACCGAGAGACAAACGTCAATAAGGTTGTCATCACAAGAAAAAAGAAAAACGGCGGCTTTGGTAAGTCATCAACAATCTACTATCTACCAAATGAAGTAGAAAACTACGATACAGCAGATCAAGTCTATGTAGCGTACATGGAGAAGGTTTGCGGGGTGAATTCATGAGCTGGCCCTTCCCTAGCTATCCACCAGTACCGTGGACAAAAGCACAAGAACAAGCGTACCAACAAGCGCAACGCGCACAACTGCCAGAAAGCCCGATGTAATGACAAATCAAGAAGCAATGAAGCTAGCGCTTGAGGCGTTGTACTTGGCAGTTCGCATGGAACCATCCGATTCCATCCATGAATGTCCTGAGATGTTTCAAGAAGCTATCACAGCATTGAGAAACGAACTAGCCAAGCAAGAGCAGGGTGAGCCTGTGGCGTGGCTAGATAAGTTTGGAAACACTACGTTCAACGAAAGACAAGGCGTAACTCCTCTCTACACCACACAACAAAATCAAGACGAGGTTGAACGCTTAACAGGAGCTTTGAAAAGAGCAAATTCACAAGCAGAACATTTCGAACGTGAGTGGTATTTGCGAGGCTATGAACTTGAGCAATTAAAACAAGAGCAGGGTGAGCCTGTGGCGCTGAAAAAAGGCGAATGCTGGCCTGAAGAAGTTATGAGGCAATGGGATTACTGGCGCAAAGAAATTGCAAATGGTCACAAAGGTAGCGCACCAAGAGATTGGTTTGAAAGTCTTTCAGAAATGAAATTGATTGACACCACACCACAACAACGCAAGCCGCTGACGCCCACCGAAATCAACTGCATCGAATCTCGATGGGATGCCTCTATGCACGGAAGCAAAATTGCTTTTGTCGTTCGAGAAACAGAAGCCGCCCACGGCATTAAGGAGTAAGACATGGCAACAGAAGAATATTCAATCGGTTACGAACAAGGCAAACAAGATGGCTTTAATGAAGCTATGGCACAACAACGCACATGGGTTGGGTTGACGGATGAGGAAATTAGAGCTTGTATCGCATCAAACAAGTACGCTTTTGAAATTGTTAGAGCCGCAGAAGCCAAACTCAAGGAGAAGAACACATGAAAACAGTATTAGCACCAAACGCACCTTGGCCTGTTCAAATAGAGCCAAAAGCAAAGCCAGTAAAACTGGTGAAACATGTGATGCCAAAACCAAATCACGGTAAACGTAAGTTGGTTGACGATAACTTTGAGCGCTGGTTAAGCACTCTAAAGCCATTGAAGAGCCATTAATTGAGTACAAAACTAGTATTCAGGGTAAGAAATCCAAAGCCAAGCCCATCACTGTACGACCTATTAGCAGGGGAAGCCAGAGAGCTTCTGACGACATGGGAAGTGCTGAAAAACAAGGCAACAGTCGATAAACGACTGGCGCTGTGTGATGAAAAGTTTGGCTTTGGTGGTGAAAGACGAGTCAGGGAACTGATGAGACAGATAAAGAAAGAGGAGAGATTCAATGAGCGGTAAAGGTGGAGCGCCACGCCCTTTTGACGTAGACCAGGAAACATACGGCAGCAACTGGGCCAGAACATTTGGAAAGAAAAATGCAGAGCCAGAAGAAAAGAAAGAAGTAGATGAACAACAATCTGAACAAGAAAGAACGGGAACACCTGGGCAAGGTTAAGTCTTTGCCGTGTTCTGTATGCGACCATCCAGCACCATCAGAGGCGCATCACGTTAAACAGCATCGCCAATACACATGCATTGCCTTGTGCAAAGACTGCCACACTGGTACAATGGGCATACACGGCACAAAGAATCTCTGGAAGATCAGGAAGATGGAAGAGATTGATGCCTTAAATGTAACTTTGCAAAGGCTGTTTAACAATGAAACAAATGACGGGGCTTCGTTTTGGTAGCTTGTTGGTAGGCTCATACGCTGGAAGTGTTGGCTCTGCACAGCATGCATCATGGAATTGTGTGTGTGATTGCGGGAATAAAACTGTTGCTGTTGGTGCATACATGAGGAAGGGTGTGACTCTTAGTTGCGGATGTAAATCTGTCAAGCAACGATTTACATCTGAACGAGTCACAACTCATGGAAAAAGCATGTCAAAGATTTACAGGATTTGGCAGAACATGAAAAGACGATGTTCAAGTGATGCGCTTGGAAAAGAGCGAAAAAATTACTTTTTGAAAGGCATCAGGGTTTGCGATCGATGGATGGAGTTTGATAATTTTTATGCAGACATGGGTGACGCTCCATATGGCATGTCGATAGACAGGATTGATGGAAGCAAGGGGTATGAGCCTAGTAACTGCAGATGGGCTACTCCAAAGCAGCAAGGAAACAACACATCATCCAATCGCATTGTTGAATTTAATGGTAAAAAATTTACTGTTGCTCAACTTGCTGAAAAAGTTGGAATTAAGCAAAACAGCTTGCTTTACAGAATACGCAGAGGCTGGAGCGTAGAAGATGCAGCGACAAAGCCAGTTCAAAAGCGAGAAAATTAATGGTGGAGGGGGGTGGCAGTGCCAGCTTCTAAATTTCAAAAAAGTTTCAGAGTTGAAAAATCTGGTTAAGTTGGTTTTCAAAATCAAACATGGCAAAAACCCGAAAAATCATCCTCGTGTTGCGGAAAAACAACACTTGTTGCGTAAAAACAACTTTACATAATATTTCTGTGGTGAAAATGCCACAGAGTGCCAGCGCGTAAGACGTGCCAGCGGATAGCCACTAGAAGCCATTAAAACGGCTTTTAAGGCTTTAAATTGTCTAATCAATGCCAGCATATAGGCAAAGATTAAAACGGTTTAAAACTGGCTTTATCAACTGCACTGACTCCCTTTAAAAAACATAGACGCGCACGGCTTCGCATGCCTTAAAAGACACGAAAACGGCCCCGTATCCGCTGCACTTTTCAAAAATGCACGGGTATAGCTGGCAAAGAATGCCATTTTTTAGGCATGCTTACCCGATAGCGCACGGCATGCGCTGCCAGTTAAGCACGAAAAGAGAAAAGCCCCAATTAAGGGGCTAGAAGGTTATCCGTGCCATAAATCACGCTTTTTGAGCCAGTCAGAGAAGGGAAATTCTTTTATGACGTGCTTTTTTATGGCTTTGTTTTGCTCCATTTTTCGAACCCGTGCATATTGGATAGCGTCTAATTTTTCTAAAAAATCAATTTCCGTGCATGTGCCATTGTGGAAAAATACAATTAAAGTAAACATAAATACCCATTATTTATAGTGCTTGCACATTACGCTAACAAAATCAGAATCTTTGATAATCTGAAAATCAGTAAACGCGCTTGATTTATAACTGTGGTTCATTACCCAGTGCTTATTTATGTAAATAGGCGCATGCACATGTACGTGCGCGGTATCCGTTTCACTATCGCGCACAATTTCCACTGACACGTTTAACCCGTATTTTGTAGGATGTAGCATTTTTAACCCCTTAAATAGACTTAATTTTGATTACTTTAGCCATTTTTACACCGTGCGCGGGATATGCGATCAATGGCACGTCTTTTTGCCAGCATGCACGGCAACCGCTGCACTTTCCCGCATTCTCATAAGCGCGACAGAGTGTCATTTTTTCCGTGGCATGCGCTGCCGTGGGTACTATCACGCTACCGTGTAAGCCGTCGATATAAGAGCCGTCGACGCTATCACTAGAAAAGCGAAGCGCTACATTTTCAAGAGCTGCCATTTTTCGGAAAATGTTTTTGTATTTAGGGAATTTATGCATGCGAGTAGGGAGCCAGTGTTTAACCCACGGCGTGAGCTTCATTACTTCATAGACTTTTTCGGCTAAAGCCAGCGAGTAAAGATCGCCACTGTCTAGCCAGCGGAAATATCTATCACTATCTAGCGTTTTCACCATATCGCTAACCCAGTCTAAGCGCTGCCAGTCTTCCCGATTAGATAGCCGTGGGGCTTTTACATTAGGATAATGATAGTTGCCAGTCGTGGCATAGCATCCGCTGCATGCGTCGACTAAAGTGCCGTCTCCATTCAAAGAGCCAGGGCATGTGTCTAGCGCTTGGAGGCTCCAAGAGCGAATCCCGTCAAGTTTTGAGGTTTTAGAAATTTTGATCATGATTGACGCCTATTAAAAAAGAAAAGAAAAAGATTAGGACAATGCAAGCTCAACGCCTAGAAGGTTTCCAAGAATGGCATTGTAAATATCGCGTTTGGAATGATAGTAGTCAGCGAAGCGCTCACCCGTGCGATAGTTTCTCCACTGATTTTGCAAATAATTAGCTTCTAAATCAGCTACTAAAGAATTGTCGCGATAGTAGTCTTTGAAGCCTTCTAGATCATAGTGAGCGATAAAGCCAGCGCAACCGTTTAAAAAGTCATATCCACGTTTATTGAGCTTTTCTATGTTGCCGCATGCTGCCAGCACGTTTTTAATGATTAGCGCTTTGGTTTTAGTGTCGATTTTTTCCATTTTTTAACCCATTATTTAGTCAGAACGTCGAAATAAGCCAGCATGAAGGCCAGCATGGAAACCCAGTAGAAGGCAAAGAGTGCAAAATTTAAGACTTTATTCATAATTTCACCTATTAACGTGCAGAGACACGGATCGCAGAGAATGCCGCGCCTTGCGTGGTGTGAGCCGTGATCAATTGGCGGGAAGGATTAAAGTGATTAGCCACGCTCTGCCAGTCAGTAGAAATTCTGCCAGCGGAAAGGATGACGGCAGCTTTATAAAGACGGCCTTCTATCTTGGGAGTGCCAGCGGCTTCGATAGCGGCCTTTAAAGTCTTTTCGATAGCTTGGAGGTCAGCTATCTGTGCGCGGATGTAACCCAGTTGATCAACGGCTTCGGCGGCAGTGATAACGGGAGAGACGGAAGGGGAGAGAGTAGACATGATTAACACCTTTTAAAAAGAAGATTAGACGGCAGCAGTCGGTTTTTGCGCTGCAAGAATTACATTTTTTAGCTTGATAGCTTCTTTCAGCTCTTGCATGGTATCGAAGGCACGGACACCACAATCTGGTTCATCCTTGAATGTATAGCCTTCCGCAAGAGTGGCAATGTATCCATGTTCTAAATCGGTTTCATTGTCTATGTGAGAAACGTGCTTGGGGAGTTTCATGATTAACGCCTTTTAAAAATTCCTAGAAGCTGCTAGGTTCAGTTAGTCTGAAGACTTGGAAAGAATGTAGCACCGTTTTTCGGATTGTCTAATGATTCTTTTCTATGCCGTTTTGACTGCCGATAGTCTTTGATTATGTAGCCACAAAAAGAAAAAGAAAAGAGATTAATCGGGGCCTTGGTTTGCTCTTCTTATAAGGGATTAGATAGACAGTGCTATAGGGTTAGATATACGGCTCGCCTAGGCTTAGGGCTTGATCATGCACGGATAGACGCTATCCATTGATAACCCATAAAAGACTAGAAGACACTCCTAAGCACATCGATACGCAATCAGCTTATGCGCACATGAGACAATCAAGCATAAGAAGCTCACTTGATATAACGTAAGCGCATATAGATCAATGCTGCCAGTCTATTTGATATAACGGGCATTATGTAAAGTAGATCAGCCTATAGTCAGCGCCTATGCGGTCAGCCTAGCCGATAGGCCCCCCTTATGACCATAGCGAGGGGGCGCAGGGACTGGCCTGTAAAACACCTATCGAAACTTAGTTCAAACACCTATCAAAACATAGTCCCAAAAAAA